GGCTTCCTCAACAGGCGCTTCTTCAGCAGGGGCAGGTGCTTCCTCGACGGGTGCTTCCTCGACGGGCGCTTCTTCAGCAGGGGCAGGCGCTTCCTCGACGGGCGCTTCCTCAACGGGTGCTTCCTCGACGGGCGCTTCCTCAACGGGTACTTCCTCAACAGGGGCAGGCGCTTCCTCCTCAGCAAGGGAAAGGACAAAAGTCTCAGTGTTCTCTAGAGAAACCGCATTATTTTCATCATCATTTATCATTTTAATATAATATTTTATATTTTAAAAACATATTTTTTTCGAATAGATTTCTAAATCTATTCGACCAACGAATAAAATAAATATTTATAGTATAGCTGTAATGAACGAATTTCATATAGAAACAGATATATCCCAGTATTTAGAACGCAATTTTACCTATGTAAATAATTTGAAAAATGCGGTAAATAAATTACAAGATGAACCCCAAATATTAGAAAATAAAACTTTAAACACCATAAAACAACAGTATAATATCATCAGCAAGGACGATGAGAAAAAAAATCAACTTCAAAAACTCATATTCACTACACGATTCTTGTATGATTATTTGGATCTAGTACATGATTTTACCGTTTGTGTAAATTTTTTAAATCCCTTTGTAAAATCCGCACCCATTATGTCAGAATTCGATTCATTTGTTAACGATTTATGTTCGACCGGGTTTCATGGTAATATCCGGGTTAAACGTTCCTACAAATTACAACTCGAACTCTTGGATAAATTCATTGAAGGACTACGAAATATCGGATTTACCGTACCGAGTCGTGTAGAATACGTAACAGTGTTGAAAGACAATTTACAGGATTTTATTAAAACACCGCAAAAGTATTATCGTGAATCGGGACGTGGCTTAGAAGATTATAGTAGCAAAGCACAACTCATTAAAAAAAATGCGGTGGGACTTATTGACGGATGCGCAGGACAGTGCGCTATCGGAGCTAAAAAGGAACGTATTGTTTGGGAACAATTGTTATTAGGGTTTATTACCGCGAAGCTTGAAACAAATATTCGTCCGGGTATTAGTAAACTCACACTACAAAGTAATCCACCCTACGAAAACATTGAATTGGTGGTTGAATTGTCTGATAAAATTACTTTGGACAATGTTCTGAAATTTTTACCATCCAGTATCTCTGATAAAGCAGTACGTGACGAAGAATCCTCAAAGGATGCTATTAAAATCGTTTCATTTTCAAACAAAAATACCGGTGAAGACTTGAGTTCATTATTCAAAGATCCCAATTCCTTACCCAAAGACAAGGAGAAATATTTTATATTTTTTATACTCATAAAAACCATATGTGACAAAACGGTCATTCAATTGATAAAAGAACAAGATAAGAATCGTGAGCGTCTGGATATTGTTTGTACCACAGATACTTATGTTCCTACTATTCCTACAATTGAATATCTCTGCGGTGAGATTGATTTTTGTACAGCCGGGTTTTTGTCCAATATTGCGGGCTGGAATGTCTTTGCTTATCCCACTCTCGGTGAAGATAATTTCTTGTTGAAAAACCGGTTATTTTATTTGGTTGGCTGGTTATCCCAATATAACAATGATCTTGTGGGTAGATTAACACAGAACCGTAATAAATATGCCCAGATAATTCGCGATATTCAGATTTATTTAAAGTCGACTGATGATTTATTTGAATCTACTCAAGTAAGAGTTGGTACGTTTGGTGAAATTACCCCCGAGAACCTGTGGGACTATTTACAAATTATCTCGGTAGCTAACATGTCAGAGAGATGGAACACTAAAAAAGAGGAATTTTACGCCAAGATTGTAGATATCACAAATAAAATGCTGTCCGATAATGATTTTACTAATTCTCTTTTATCGGTACCAACCTCATTAGATATGGACCACGAAATCATGGAACTATTGAACGAATCCGATGGATACGAACCGTTTGACGACAATGAATATTTGGCCGCCATCAACGAAGAATTAATATACCAAGTACTCGGTTCAGGTGACATTGCGAACTCAATACGAAACAAATTGAAAGCGAAACAGGATCTCGACGAAAGCGAGGTGAAAGTGTTCGAATCTGTGGCAAATATTGCGGCAGATGTATTGGAGAACGCAAGTGATTTTGAAGGTATAATAAAAAAAATAAAGGCCAAGGTTTTAAAAGAAAAATTCAATTTGTTCGATTTTTTACATATAAATACACGATCAGAAGAGGAAAGAGTGAATATGGAAATTACCGAGGATTATTGTAAAATTAAAATTAATGTTACCTACGGAAATTTTAAACAATTTTCGTTCGCAGTACAAGCGTTTAATACTTTGAATGAAGAAAGCGTTCGCGTTATCACTTTTGAAGGTGATTTAAATGGATATCCCACCCACATTAACATACCCGTCACCGCGCAATTTTTAATTAACTTTCTCAAATACTTGAAAGACGAAGGTGTCAAAAATGGTAAAGTATACACCAAAAAATTAATTCATAGTAACTTGGGGAGTGCTCTCTACAATATTATGGAAAAATGGATTGGTAGAAACTTTCGCAATAAAAATGACTTTATAAGGTTCTTAGATCAAGTGTTTCATACATCAAATGATATGCCAGTTAAACGGTTGTCGGTACAGTCGCGCAAACGGTCGCGATCCAAGTCAAGATCGCGTTCCCGATCCAAGTCTCAATCACAGATGCGGTCTCAATCACAAGGTAGGAGCCGTAAAAGACCAAAACAATCAGGGGGGAATAGTGTAATGAGACGTACTATAAAAAAACATTGAAATTATACACCTGCTAACATTGCTCTTTCGTGTGTAGTGTTGCGCCTTTCCGGTATAACATTTAAGGTATTTACACATATTTTTCCAACACACATCGGGGAATCAATTGATCCCGCATAATTTCCAGCTTTTTGAAACATTTGTTGATGGTGACCTCGCTCACCCCGCAAATCGCCTTGATGTCCATTTTACTGATATTCAGCTGACAATTATGGGAAATGAAGAACACGATCCCCGCCGCCACCGCATGAGGTGTATTATTGTTGATAATACACTGATCTTCCACCTTTTGTGCGACGAATTTAGACAACAGAATCAGTTCGCCGTTGATATTGAGACGGCTACAGAAACGCTCAATGAACGCAATCGGCTTGGTCAATCCCAGCTCCGTCTGCTGCGAAGGATCGTAATTGCGCTCAATGTTGTGGAGGATTTTCACGGCGGTCGAACATCCCGCCGTCGCACTCGCCTTGTCCAGCCGGAAAATTTCCGCAATTTCGTGCGCAGTACGCGGACAACCGTTCAAGCGGCACGATATGTAAATCGACGCGGACTTGATACCGTCGCGATTCATCCCGCGGAACATTTTCTGTTCGGAAATATCCTTGTGAATGGCCACTGCGTCGTCGATGAAAATCTTGGGAATACCCGCGTTTTGCGCCATAATGGTGATGAACTGGAACTCGTCGTAGAGGGATTTTTCCCGGTGAGGCATCGACTGCCATTCGGTCCACTTCCGGATTTTACGCATTTCGTAGGTGGAAGAGTTCGACACCAATACTTTACAACCGAATGAGGATTCGACCAACAGTGGATTGATGGGGTTACCGCAACGGGTAGGGTCGCTCTGATTCTTGTCGTCGGCCCCGTAGAATCGCCATTCGGGTGAGTAGTCCAACGTTTTGGTGTTGATCCGGGCACATTGCGCATTTGCGCACGTGGGAAAGCCGTCTTCGGTGATAACCAAACAGGTATTACACAGGTGACAAACATCGAATTCGTGTGAACTGTGGATTTTGGATGCGTCATCGAGAGTACGGTCATGATCGCTCTTTTCCAAACCCGACGTATCCTTGATGATGGGCTTGTTTTTATTGTGGTCGGCATCGAATGCGTCCCACAGTTTCTCCTTTTCTTTTTTAGACAAATATTTGTACTTTTTCTGGGTTTTGTTGAAACGAGTGACGGGGGCGTTTTCCGGAACAGAAGGGATAACAACGTCTTGTGGTGGTCGACGTTGGACTCGTATTTTGATAATAATTTTGGCAGGTTCCATAAACGCGTGTATGTGATTTTATTGGATAAAATCATTTGTGTATATCAATTTTCACGTGACTCACCAAAATCTATACATATTATATATAGTTTTTGTATATAGATGTCGGCAGACCCACAAATAGTAGAAAAGGCACTTAATAACATATTAAAAAACGCCTTTAAAGTAGCGGATCAACAAATATGCGAAAAAATACCAATGATGATTCGAAAACGTTCTGAAGAAATCGTGGGACAACTTATCGAAGACCTACGTGAACGAGCAGACGAAGTAAAAAAGGTGATGATTGACCAGTTCAAAACGGATGTTAATAAGCGTTTAAAACAAACTGTGAATACCGTAGGCGATACTTACAAAGACACTGTATCTGCTTTAATTCGTAGCTCTATCCCCACCCAACCGATAAAACCCGTTCAGGGAGTTACGGGAGGTACAAACAATTACCATAGAATAAAACGGAGCAACACGAGCGGGAAAACCAGACATTTTAAGCACCGTGCGAATCGCACTAAAAAGACGCGCAAATCCGGGCATAAAATATCACAATAATATAAATGTCATTTTACACGGGGTCAGCCAAAAAGATCGAAAAACATATACTGAAAATATTAAATCAAAAGATATGTAGTGAGCTGAATAAACTTTTAGATCAACGCAAAGACGACATTTACAATTCTGTTTTAGAAGCCACATTTAGTAATAAGAGATACGAAGAAGAGGTTTATAATATGTCTCTCGAGTCGGTTCTAGCGGCGTTTGATCCTTCAAACAATCAAGTTAAAATATTGGAAGGTATTGACAAGGCATTGAAAAAAAGGGGCGTAGCGAACGCCAATATAACCAGAAAGTATAATCAAAAACTCAAAGAGACAAAACCGGCGTCCTTTAGTTTTTTTTCACGTGCTGTTGATAAACCAATCGTATTATCAAGCCCCAAAATGGCGAAAGATTTTGGAGAACTGAAAAAACGAAGGCTGTATTTATGGGAAAAGATACGTGAAAATCGTGCTACCCGAAAGCAGGGTCTGTCTCTTTCTGAAAAGGCATCCATATTAGATATAAGTTTACAGATTGCGCAAAAGGTCATCAGTTGATTTTCTTCTCCAATTTTTCGAAAAGATCCATACTATACACCAAATTACCCGTTGGTTTGTAGTTTTTCACCGGAATATACTGTTTCTGTTCTTTAGTAGATGCTTGCGATGCGGCGTTTTGTTGATTGAATAACGCATTGTCGAGCGGGTTGTCTGAAATCATGGCCGCATTCGGGTCCTCATCCGCATGTTTGTGATCGATTACGACCCCCTTTTCGTTCAACACAATCCCCGTTTTTTTCTTGATTTCGTTTCGTACATAGGATGGTACCCAATTGTGCCACGAAATAAAGAGGGTATTGGGATGAACGTACTTGATGTGAAATCCGTTTTTCTCCAATTGTGATACTAAATACCCCATACATTCGCCCTTGTCGTAAATTGGTTCTCCCACAATGTACTCGGGAACCGCAAACCAAATATAATTCTCGGTGTATTTTTTTTGGCGAGCCGTGTACTGAATGCGTTTGTGAATCCTTCCCAGTATTTTGTTAAAAATGGATATCTGTTTCAAATCCCGGCGCTGTTTCTTTTCGTATAAATCGTCAATATTAATTCTCGTGTTGGTTTCTTCTTCGTCGGGCATCATAAAAATCGACATGATGTTGGGAGAACCTGTAATAAATTACAATCGATATAGAAAACATAAAGATTTTTTATACGGTATTTTATCGAAAACGCGGCAAAAATAATGGTTGATGAACCCGACATTTCTTGTAATACCCCGGGTTCTCCCGAAACCACAGTCAAACATCTGGTATTGTCCGGAGGCGGCGTTAGCGGGTTCACCTTTTACGGTATATTGCGGGAAACCCACCGCGACGGTTTGTGGAAATTGGATAACATTGAAACCATGTATGGTACCTCGATTGGCGCGGCGTTGGCCGTGATATTGGCGCTCGGCTACGAATGGGACATTTTGGACACATATCTCATCAAGCGTCCCTGGCAAAATATTTTCAAAATTGACCTGTATTCGCTACTGAATGTTTTTGATAAAAAAGGGATTTTTGATATCAAAATTTTTGAAGAAATGATGGGACCCCTGTTTGCCGGTATGGAAATCCCGCTTGATATTACCATGCGGGAATTTTACGAAAAAACGGGGAAAGAAATACACATGTTCTCCACCGAACTGAATTCCATGCGGCCGGTAGATATTTCTTACAAAACCCATCCCGATTGGAAGGTGGTTCAGGGTATTTATTGTTCGTCGACCTTGCCGATTGTGTTTGAGCCTTATATGGAGACGGAGGAAAGCACCGGTATTAAGAAATGTTACGTTGATGGGGGATTTTTCATCAATTACCCGCTGGAAAACTGTATCCAAGATACGGGCGCCCAGTTAGATGAAATTTTGGCCGTGAATAAACTCCAAAACACGTCGGATATTCCGATTGGTACCGAATCCACGTTTTTTGACTACATATTGATCGCGTTTAATCGCCTGTTTGAAATCGTTTTAAATCAGTACCAGGGATTGGAGACCGTGAAAATACCCCACGAATATACCATTGTTGATGGTGCGATTACCCTCCAATCCATTATTGATACCGCACTGTCTATGGATGAACGTATACGCTTGATACAGATGGGGGTGGATATTATGCGGGGAACCAAGGTTCCCCTGCACGCCCCCTCCTTTTATAATACTGCGGGGAACCAAGGTTCCCCTCAGAACGGCTTCGCCCCCTCCCTTTATAATACTGCGGGGAACCAAGGTCCCTCGTGACACGGCGGTTACAGACCCTGAATGATGGTCACAAAATTCTGTTTGGCTTCCTCCGGTCCAATCCTCTGAAAGACACTGAAGTGTAACATGCGTAAAAACAGCGCATTCAGTTGTTTTGCGACGGGATCGGGTATTAAATCGGCCGTTCGGTGTAACACATATATGAACGAAATACCCAGACCATACACATCCATGGTGTTTATTACCCCGTCAAGGAATTCTTCGTAAGAATGTTCGTTGATCTCTTTGAATATCAAGGTGTGGAAATCTTCGATATGCTGTTTCACCATGTCCATTAACAGGTTTTCGCCGCCGTCATTATTGTACGTTTTCTCGGTGACCTCCATAAAATAATTAATGTGCCCGTCTTGCTCATCCTCGACGTCTCTCACAAAATCTCGGAATTCCTTTTCCCGCAGGGCAAATTGCGCGGGACTCTTCTCGCCTTCGGTGATGGCCGTGAATTTATCTCGGTTCATTAAAATGATTTCGGGGGGGTAGGACCAATGTAAACTGTCGTTGGTGTATTTCGATTTTTCGCACATGTTTTTCACGTCTTGGGAGAACAACATGAGTCCAAAATCGATGAAATTGGCGCGTTTCTTTCTCATATCATACACAATATTCTGGGGTTTCATATCGTTGTGTAATATCCCGTTCTTTTTCAAAAGTAGCAGACCATCAAACATTCGTCGGCTTTCCAACCAAAAATTCTTCATTATTTTTTTGTATTTGGAGAACTGGGCGGGATTTTCGCGTGCGTGTTTATACACCCAATCCGCAAACTGTTTTAAATTGTACCCGCCGTACTCCATCACCAATAAATCATAATCGTCCATTCGTTGGGATGAAAAATATTCGCATTTTTTCACCGATCTTTTCGCGGTCGCGGTTTTCTCCGGAGAACACTTCACCGGATTTCCCAAAAAATACTGGCGTGATTTGTCGATGCGGTTCATGATGTCATATTCTTTCATTTCAATGGCGGCTTCGGATTTTTTCATTATTTTCGATATTTTATTTTTGTAGCTGAAGGATTTTTGCGTTTTTCGGCATTTTAGACTGGGTTTATGTACACATCCATATTTACCTTCCCCAATTATTTGGGAGGTTTTTACCGTTTTACCCATATCAATACAACAGTTATATTATATTGATAAAGAATTTTGTCGAGGCGAAATCCCGGGAGCACCTAAGAATTCGCAGTAACCGTGGTGACGAATGTTGCTAAACCATTTGCGGATATCTTCGAGTCGAAATCAATGACTTTACCGTTGTCAAACGTGACTTTGACCGTAGGATATCCGTCAATATTGTAATCATTGATCATGGCAGTGATTTTCGAATCGGTTGTATCCGTACAGTCAATATCGTGGCAAAACACATTGTAACCGTTGACCGCCTTTCCGTTCATTTTATCGGAGAATTTCCGCCATTCTGGCGCGGCCTTGATACAGTGAGGACACCAGTCCACGTGGAAAAAATAAATGTCCAGGTTCTGTCCACGGCGGTCCGTGTTGGCAATATTCGCCGAAGGAGGTTTCACAATGTTCGGTTTAACAAATGAATTGTAAGCATAGATACTGACTAAAATAAATAAGACAACAACCACAAATAACCAAGCATATTTAAGAACTGGACGGATAAAACTATAGACGGCATTGATAAATTTGGACATGTTTATATATATTCAACACATTTTTTCGGGGTATTTTATCCGAATTTTTTGTTGGGGAGCAGGGTCTCCCCCCTTTTGTTGAAAATATACGCATATAATATATTGGGTTCGTTGTTGTCATGGTGAAATCCCGACATACCCGCCGTAAAAATATAAAGATGACTGAACCGATGTTGATATACACGGATCAGGATTACAATAGTAATGACGGTATGTTGACGAGTGTGTGGGGGCCCAGTATGTGGCACTATCTCCATACGATGAGCTTTAACTATCCCGTTCAGCCGAGTAAAGACGATAAGACGCACTATTTTAATTTCATCTACAGTTTGAAATGGGTGTTGCCTTGTGGCAAATGCCGCAAGAATTTGCGCAAAAATTTCCAGAAATTGCCCCTGAAAATGTCGCATATGGAGTCGCGAGCGACGTTCTCCAAATATATTTACGATCTCCACGAACTGATCAATACCATGTTGGGGAAGAAATCGGGGTTAACGTATGAAATGGTGCGAGAACGTTACGAACATTTCCGGGCGAGATGTGTGAGGGATTTGAATGCGATTCGTTTCAAAACCCGTATCTTGAATAAAACCATGAAAAAACAGTACAAAATGAACGAAAAGGGGTGTATTGAACCACTTTACGGAAAGAAAACAAAATGCGTTCTCAAAATTGTGCCCGCGGAAGAGAAATGCGAGTCCTTTCAAGAGGGATAAGCTTTTTATAGATGTCGGGCTGGGTTTTCGACAATTTTGTCAGGGACTCTCTGCGAGTATTTATCAACGCACTGGAGCAAGTCGTAGGTAAGAACTTCAAATTTATATATTCTTATTATATAAATTTGTTATATTAAGGGCAAATGAATTCACAAAATGATAAACAATTGGATTATGAATTAAAGAAACTGCCCCCCGTAAATGTTAAAAGTGCGGATGCGAATCCGGACGAAAAGAAGGTACCTTTCTGGTCAGTGAATCCCAACATTCTCTTTCAGCACGACTACATGTTGGAATTCTTTCCCGTTGAAACCATGACTTATGAACAAAAATTAAATGCCATTTCTCGCGCGGTGATTGTGTTGGGGGTTGTTGGTTTCATTTTCACACGTAGCATTCGGATTTTGGTTGTCTCGATCATTACCTTGGCGGCGATTTACATGCTCTACTCTTTTCACGACAGTAAAAAAAAGCAGTCTGAAAAAACGGATGACGCCGAAGGGTTTGCGAATCAAGCCGACGACGTTTTAAAACAATTCAATTACACCAAAAACCCGGAAGTGTTTGATAAACCCACCTCGGAGAACCCGTTTAGTAATGTCTTGATTCCGGATTACGAGTACAATCCGGACAAAAAACCCGCTCCGCCGGCTTTCAATGGCACCGTGAACGATAACATATTGGTTCAGGCCAAGAAACTGGTGAGTGAACTCAACCCGGGACAGCCGGATATTTCCGACAAGTTATTTAAAGATTTAGGAGAACAATACGTGTTTGAACAATCTTTGCGCCAATTTAATTCGAATCCGGCGACGACCATACCCAATGACCAGAAGGGATTCGCCGAATTTTGTTACGGATCCATGGTTTCATCGCGCGATGGGAACCCTTTTGCTCTGGCGCGCAACTTGCCTCGCTACAACAACTACTAAGTGCGTGTTGTCGTAGAGGGTTGAGATCTCACGCTCTTTCGGGGGGTATGACAGTACATGTATTATTTGTGCGGGGTTTCCCTGAACACATATCCACACAAGAACACGCGAGAATGTCGTATAATATTCTTATAATACAATATATAACAATATTACAATATAATATCATGACATCTATGAGTGATTTTCTCTTTAATAATCTTGGTCGTATTGGTTCTGAAAACGTAGACAATACGCAACGCAATTTAGCTAACACCCGTTATGCGAATTACATGTTGGAGCCGCCCAGCAATGCCACTTTATCGGACAGTCACCTCATGTTTGCCACGCAACAGCCGAAGATCAATTTCCGCGGCGGGGGTGGCGGGGTCGGTATTCCCGGTGGTGTCATTGATAACGATTCTTTGCTCTTAATCAAGAGCGAACAACAACGTGCGTTTGAACCCCTCCAGCTCATTCAGCGCCCCTTTGCCACGGTGCCTTATTTAGGAAAAGGGTCGGTGGATCCGGTGTTGGAGGCCCAATTGCTCCAGGGTCAGGCCGTCAGTGACCGCAAAAGTTTAGCGACTGTCATGGACAAGCCCTACATTGACTATGAATCGTATCCGCTGATGTCCGATGTCAAAGATCGCGTTACGAATCCGGCTTATTCCGTGGAAGAGAGCGCGTTGAGCGGCTGGACCCGCGGCGGTGCGCCCACGCGCGAAATGAACTAAGTCGTTTGACTGTTTAACGGTTTATGTAAAATATATATTGTTTATATATAACCATATAAACAATGGGCGTTCCTACAGACCAATTGGTTGGCAACCAATACCTCGATTCTCAGATGGGTCTCCTCAAACCGGCGGACTTCAAGGGTGGCAAGCGTGCCCGCAAGAGCCGCAGCGGCAAGCGCTCTCGCAAGAACTACAAGAAGCGCCGTGGTGGGTCTGCTTCTACCGTGAAGCACGGTGGCCGCAAGAACAAGTCCGGCAAGCGCAAGTAAATTTCTCGGGTATTTTAGCGGCTTTCTTCGTTTTTTAAATTAATATCGTATCAAATCAACATAAACACTGGTTTGATATTTTAATCAGCATGATACCGCCGAGATACAATGACAATGCGGGATACCGCGAGGCCTTGCGCCAATTCTTCAAGATGGACACGGACGCTATTTTAGAGAACATGCGTAAAAAATACGCGGATTTCGATACGTTTGACGATGAGACGCGCGATGAACTGTTGTTTGATACAGACGCGGTGGAAGCGGGCATGAATTCGGTGTTTGATAAAACCCGGGACGTTCCCATGTTTCACGAATTGTATGTGGCCGCCGCGGGTGTCATGTTGTCCGAGAATCCGGACATTGGTTTAGCCGTTTTAATGTCCTACGATTATTTCGCGGATTTTGCGGTGTCGTTGACTGCGTATTTTGAAGCGCCTGAAACACTCGGTGAGTGCGAAGCTTGGTTACGGTTGCGGAATCGGCTCCTGTCCAAATAATAATATATATTATATTGTATTTGAATATGACTTCTACTCGTGATCGTAACACCCCCGGAAATTATAACATGGACAAACAGATTAGTATTTTTCCTGGACAATACCAGGGATACGTTCATTCCTCGTACGGTATCGCACCGCGCACGTACATGCCTGGTACGGGTTTGATCGGTGCGCGCATTCCCCGGTCGGAATTGTCCACGAACTCGTGTGATGTGGAATCGATGCTGTTTGGGATCGGGTCGTGTGATTTGGAAGTTGCGCGTCCCGTGATACGCCCGCAGCTTCAGCACCACACTATTTTGAATATTCATGAATTGTTGCCGCTTATCATCCCTCCGCCGATTGTGACGGACATTCAGGATCAGAAACCCATGTGGCTGAACTAATTGCGGGGGACCAAGGTCCCCCCGCACGCCCCCTCCTTCCTTTATATAAGTAAGAATTAACCCGAATAAGAGAACCTACTCCCCCGCATTTTGTAGGTGACACTTCTTTTTCCTCTGGATGGGTTACGTTTGAACGATGTGTTTTTACTCGGTGGTCGCGGGTTTGACGGTATTTCGGATTTGAGGATGTAGTACTCTTCGGTGGTTTCATTTTCTTGTTCTTGTTCTTGTTCTTGTTGTTCTTGTTGTTCTTGTTCTTGGTCGTATTGCTCTTCTTCTTGTTCTTCCTCTCGTAGTGGTTGAGTTTCAGGGTTATGGTCGTGGTGGCGCTCGTGTATATCCACTTCTATTTCGGGTTGTTTCATGATGAACATGGGGTTTTCGTCGTCATCGAGTTCGGAAGGAAACCCTTCCGAAAGGAGGTTTTCGATGATTTCGCCAAAATCGACGTCGTCGTAATTTTGTTGGGGAGGAAGCAGGGGACATCGGTAGAAATTGACGCAAGCGCGGTCGTTGTGATTGATGTGGGATCCGTCGGGAAAAAACTCGATGGGGATTTCTATTTTGGCTAAAATGATGCGCCGCTTGTCTTTAAACATATTATTTTTCGATACAATAGTATGTTTTATGGTTTTATGTAATTTTTAGTTCTTAGTATAGTTTTTTATGTCTTCATTTTGATAAGAAGCGGGACAAATAATTTTTTTAGATATTAATCTTTATCACTTTGAAAAAGACCTTCAAATTCTTGTGGTGTTAGTTTGTTTGATGTAGATTCGGTTACCGATTCGTCTTGGTTTTCGACGTTAGATGTGCCCGGTCTTGATGCTCTTCTGTTTTTAATTCTTTCTTCCAAGGCTTTTTTTGCTCTTTCTTCTGATGCTTTTAATGCGTCATCACTTTTTTGTGCTTCTTTTTGTTGCTCTTCAATTTTTCGTTGTGCTATTTGTTGTGCCAGTATTTTAGCTAATTCTTTATTTCTTTGGTTTGTTTCTTCTATTTTCTTTCTTAAATCTTCTCTCTGAGCTGCTTCCTGATCTGCCGTTTCTTTTATATCTTTATTACTGGCTCCAAAATCGGTGGGAGGAGGTAAACCACCCGGATCCGTGGATAGCACATCTGCGGATTTGGGTAATACGAGTGGTTGAAGTGTACTATTTCCATAAGGTAATTCAAACCCACTTAACCCACTTGTAACACTCTGGTTATCTCCGTCATCTCCGACATCATCTTCACCTTTACTTTCCTCAAATTTTTTATCAATTTCATTCATTAATACGTACCATTCGTTTATAATCCTATTTAAATTATTTTCAAACTCAGTTAGCTTTTTACCTTTTGTTTCTATGAGTCTGTGTCCTGGATCCTTTAATGAATCCTCGTCTAATTTAGCCTTTTTAAGTATTTCTATAATTTTCTTGTATATACCTAATATTTGTCTCGTCTTATTAATCTTATACGAAAATTCTAAAAATAACGTAATCTTCTCTATAAGTATTTTTTTTAGTTTCAAAAGATGACCATTTACCCGAGACTGTTCTATCGAGTTTAAATCATTGGTAATAGAAAAAAGTCTATTCTTAAATTCTTCTTTATCTTCATAAGATAGGTTCTTGTCTTCTTTTATTTTGTTATTAAGTATTTCTAATATTTCTACTATTTCACTTTCTAAAAAAATTTTTACTTTGCTTAATATGTCACTGGCTTTCGAATTAAAAGCCGCTGTACGAGCTGTTAGTTCCCTTTTAAATGGTGCTGGTGGTGCTGGTGTTGTTACTAGTGGCGGTGGTGCTTCTGTTACTTTTGCTTCTGGTGCTGCTGCTGGTGTTGATGTTCCTGGTGTTATTGCTGCTGGTGTTATTGCTGATACTGCTGGTGTTGATGTTCCTGGTATTATTGCTGATGTCGCTGCTGGTGCTGTTACGTCTGCTGGTGGTGCTGCTCCTGGTGGCGCTACTGCTGGTGCTGCTGCTGATGCTGCTGGTGCTACTGCTGCTGGTGCTACTGCTGCTGGTGCTACTGCTGCTGGTGCTACTGCTGCTGGTGCTACTGCTGCTGGTGCTACTGCTGCTGGTGCTACTGCTGCTGGTGCTACTGCTGCTGCTGCTGGTCCTGTTCCTTGTGCTGCTGGTCCTGTTCCTTGTGCTGCTGCTGATGCTGATCCTGGTACTGTTACGTCTGCTGCTGCTGCTACTCCTGGTGCTACTTCTGCTGATGCTGCTGATGCTGCTGATGCTGCTGATGCTGCTGATGCTGCTGATGCTGCTGATGCTGCTGATGCTGATGCTGCTGATGCTGATGCTGCTGATGCTTCGTTTTTTTTTGTTGTATATTGTTCTGGTCTAGAGCTATAAAATTCTATTAATTTATCAGATATATATTCCTGTGCGATGATCTCTTCATCTTTATCTTCTTTACGAATTGGTTCTTGACTTTTTTTAGGTAATTGTCCAGTAATCTTTTCTATTGAAGTACCAATATCTGTTATTAAATTATTTATTTTTTCATCTTTTATGTTTTTATATATTCTTTTATAGTACATATAAAGGTCACTCTGAACTTTGAAAGTACCGAAATCTAGTTTATAATCAAAATCTTGTGATAATTCGGTTAATCTACTTTTTATTTTTTCTAAATTCGACATATCAAAATCTATAACAGTTGATCCTTGTAAACTATCTTGTCCTAGTTGATTTATTGCTTGTATTGATGCTTGTATTACACTAGAATTCTCAAGTAATTCATCTTTTGTATCTTTTGTATCTTTTGTATCGGGTATAGAAACTAATTTTTCTCTAATTTTTTTCGAAAATTCTTCTAATTTATCTAGTTGAGTAGGCTTGATTATAAATGATTTATAATAATCTAATAGTAAGGTTTCTGCGTGACGTCTTATTTTTTTTAACTCTATTAAATAATTGTTTGGGTCTAATTTATTACTTAAAAGAGCTTTTGCGCTTTTTTCTATTTCTTCTGGCAATTTACCATTTTCCGGTGTATATATTTCTACAAATTGTTTTATTCCTTGAAGTATGTGTATATAAGTTTCATTTTTATCTAGATCTTTTATATTATCTAAACTAATTTGTTTTAAAAATGTTTTCTTTGTATCGTCTTTTAGTATTTTTACACCTGCTTCATTATCACTGAAATAAAAATAATCTTCAATAAATTTATTAATCGAATTCTCTATTTTTTTCTTATCAGCATCCGAATAAAGATTAAGACCGGTTAAATTACTAATAATTTTTTTTAACAATGGTTCTTTAAGACCTTGGTCATGAAGTTTTTCTCTTGCTATTGCCTCTAATTGGGTAGCCATCACTTATATATTAACTTATTATTAATTATTATCTATTTTACACCTATGAAGATTTAATTCATTGATAGATATAAGTAATAATTCAACCACCTTTAATTGAATTTGACCACAATCTTCACCGACTCCTTCTTGATACATTTACACGCCGAAATGGAGAGCTCCTCGCGCTTCTTGCGGGTTTTGCCCCCTCCACTCCCCTCTCCATGGTCTACCGGTGAATTCTTACGGCGTGACGTGCTATTGCGCGCATTCATGTCGCGCTCAATATCAGCGTAGTTCTCCTGAATATAGTCTAAAATCTGGTTCTCAATGGCCCACTTGAAAAAGTTAAGTTGCCCTAAAGTCGTCTCAATGTTGCTATCGTCATCAAACGGAACCATGATACGTTGCCACCTACAAAAACTGTCGAACCGCTGTTTGCTGTACGCCTTCAATTTCAGCTTGTACTCGTTGTATACCTTGAACCTCGTCACATCCCCCGTCGGGTTCGTCACATCATACACCGTAAAATATTTCTTCGCGTAATTGGTCACAAACCAGTCGACAATACGCAGCGAAATGTTCGTCTCGCCGTTAATAATGGACAGCATTTTCTTGAGATGATCCCGGTTCTCGTAAAAACGCATCAAGGTAGATAACAACAAATCGTTCTGGGTTTTATGTAGGTTGTTGGAATAAGACATGGATTCTCTATATTTTCGAAATATAGAGAACCTGGGGGCGATTTTTTATATTATTTTTGGGGAAATTGAGGAATCGGGGTTCTCCTTTTTCAAACATGTACCTTATTGTTATGGGGTTTGTTCTCTTACAATGGTTTGGGGTTGGAAGCAAGCTCATGTAACGTAGGACGGCACCTGATTCTTCTGGGGAGAACTCTGTAAATAGGCATAGTAATATTTCATCTGATTGAACTTGAACTTCAACATTATAATATTGACAAGTACAAAACTGACGGAAAGCGAAATGGTTTTGTTATCAATGAACGAATCCATCACGAAAATAATAATCAAAAAGAGGAATGCGAAAAAAAACTCGTGCGTGGCCACATCCGCCACTAAATTGATGAAACAAATGAAAATGACGGTGTATAAGACATAGCGGTTCTCTAAAATAGGTTCCATTTTCGGACACTTATATAATTATAGGGATAAAAGATTAGGGGTTCTGGTGTTCACCGCGAAAACCCGTAGATGTTTTGGACCCCAGTAGGCGATAATAATAACCATTGTAAAGAACGTTCCCGCTCAGTGCTTTTTTCAACGTTTTATCGCTGATGCCTTGTTGCTTGATACAATCATATTTACACACGAATTCTTGTACTAGTTCAGAATCGGCGTTGAATATACCCACCCCGTCCTTGTAGAGAACCGGTTCTCCATACTGATTTTCAAATTGAGTTATCAAGTCCCTCTCGCATTTGTCGTATAAAACATAATAATGTCCGCGCGCAATCGCCCCTACTTTTACCGACGTATCCAGAGAACCAGGCTGAAATCCGTTTTCTGTGGCGGCGGTTTTTCGGTCCAGGTACACATGAATTATTTGGGTTTTGTCCGCATTCAGTTTTGCGATGTATCCCATATTTTGAGGACGGGTAGTCCTGGTTGGCGCGATTTCACCCACCGTCGTGGGGTCGGCGTCACGGGCACGGTAGGTCCAACGGAAACCGCCGTAAATGGTGTTTTCCTGGACCGCCTTTTCGATACTGGGTCGTTTTAATTTGTGCTTGGATTCTTTGATACATTCTGCTACCGATTCGTAGGTTTGGACAAGGCTAAGGTTCTCCGGATTGATTTTCTGTAATCGGGGTCCAATAGTGACCAGGGGTTGTCCGAAGTTGGTGGTAGTTTTGATAGCTATTGGTGGTGTATGTATTTTTTTTTCTAGGTCAGCCAAACGTTCGAGGATGGTGGTTTGATTTTGGAGAACCTGGCGTAATAATTCGTTTGTATTTGCTGAGGTAGTTGATTCTATCCGGTTTTCGGAAACAAATTGGCTAGATACCACTTCTTCCAGCATTTGCTTGAAATCACTCGGAGTAAATTCATTGAATTTTTGTAGGTTGGCATCAATAATGCGGGTCACCATACCGTATGTCAACTCTTTGCCAATCATAAACAACTCGTTCTCCTTTTCGTGGTTCGGCAAATCCCGCACAATATGTTTTCTAATGATTTCATGGCCATGTAAGAATTTTTCGAAATTGCGGCTTTTCACGACGGGATAACAATCCAACAGTACACACTCGGGGTATTTGTTTTTGTGCTCATTGTAACGGCCTTCGATACCCTTGCTGCTCTCCCCAATTTTTATGACATAGCACCCATTTTCGTAGGATTTGACGCGGATGATGTAAACGAGTGGCCCGTTGGTGGCATAATCACGCCTGAGTATTTTCTCGCGTTCGAGTAGTTTGTTTTTTTCCAAATCGTGCTTGTGCTTTTCTTCAATATGTTGAATTTGAGTGGTCGCTTGTTCTAGTTGCTGTTGTAAAGAATATGTACCCGATAAACGAATTTCTTTGATAACATTACACACCCAATTTTGGAATTTTTCTGCGATTGGTTTTCTTGATTTGAACAAAACTTTATACAAGCCTTTTTCAGTAAGAAATGTTATATTTTGAATACCACCAAGGGTGTCCATACTATGGACGACCTTTTCAGTATCATCAAAATGTTGAATAGTAGTTCGTATATTACCCATTTCTAATACTTCCCCGACATCACTTGCTCTAAATAAAGGACTTTCTATGGTGCCTTTGATAACAATCTCTGTGTGTAATTCATTTCCAGTAAATGCTTTTACAACTTCCATATTTAATGGGTGTATATGTATATAATACACCCATTATTTATATTCCTTTTGTTAATAATATATTGTATACATGATGAACTAAATGGTGTATGTCACATTGTGGTTGATTTATATTTTAATACAAATCAATCTTTTAACTGTATTTAATAGTCATTTTTACATATTTTTTATTATATTTAATATGTATGTCACACAAAACCGGCCATCCCTCTCAATTTGAGTACGCCACCCCAGCCATGCCGCTCATGACGCGAAGGACGTTGTAGTTCACGGCGTACACACGCACCTTGGCCGTGGCGGTACCAGAGACCGTCGCGGACGAGAGCACGAGCTGGAGCACGGCGTTATCAATACGGGAGAAGTTGCACGTGCCACTTGGTTGGTGCTCCTCGGGGCGGAGGGCAAACGAGTACACGTTGATGCCCGTATCGGGGGCGCGGGTGTGGTGCTGGAAGGGCTGAACCACGTCGAAGTAGGAACCCTCGCGCTCAGAGAAGCGGTCCTGGCCGTTGAGCTGGAGCTTGGCCGTGACGCAAGGGTTCTCACCCCAGCAGTGCATGTCAATCGCCGTCTCGGCAAGCACGAACGTGCCGGCATCGGAGAGGCCCGAGCCCGTGGTGGTGGTCTGGGGAGCATCGAGGAAAGCGGGGTACGAGACACCGGCAGACGCCCACGCGGGGTTGCCCTGGGCCGTCGTGACGGCAACATCGACACCACCGGCCATCTGGAAGAGACCGTTGGAGGCGATAACACCGTTGGCACCCGACACCTCACCCGGACCACCAAACGCGTGGATGGCGTTGGGGAGGGCATCGATGGCGTCCGTGTAGTTGAAGGGCTGGGCACCGAGCGTGCGGTAGAGCGTCTGCGTGGCGTCGAGGGACGAGCAGTAGTCGACGTTGGCATCAGGCTGGACAACCCAGATGAGCTCCTTGCAAGGGTGGTTGAAGTTCAACTTGATCTTGTTGGAAGAGGAGCCGACCGACTCGTCACCCGTGAACTGGAGCTGCTCGAAGAGGTACTCGTGCGGGTTCTGCGCCATCTTGCGGCGCTCGTCCGTGTCGAGGAAGATGTAGTCGACGTAGAGGGACGCCGCCACCAAGGACTGCTGGTAGGCAGCCGTGACGGAGACAATGCCCGTCGTGGCGGAGAGGGTGCTCACCGCCCACAAGCACTCACCAATGGGGCGGAGATCAAGGTTGATCTTGACCTCGTGGTACTGGAGAGCGATCAAGGGGAGGGCAAGGCCCGGGTTGCGGTTCCACCAGAAAAGGAGGGGGATGTAGAGCGTCGTCTCAGGGAGCGCGTTGCGGGGAGCGCACACCTGGGTGGGGCCACCCGCCGCCGCGCAGGGGCCGTTGACGGACGCGAACGTCGGGTCCGTGATGTAGGTAAGCTGGGTCGTGTTACCGATCATCTTGAAGTAACCGCGCTGTTGCTCGCTCGTGAGCGTGAGCTGGTTCCAGATGTGCATCCAGTCACCGTATTGGCGGTCAATGCGCTGACCACCGATCTCGACCTCAACCTGGGCCACCAACTGCTCACCGATGAAATCCATCCAGCGGGCATAGACGCCCGTGTTCGTGGCGGCCATGGACTGGTTGATCTCAGGGAGAGTCACCTGAAGGTACGTGCGGTAGCACAAATCACCGTTGCGGGAGATCGTGCACGTGACACGGCGACCGAAGTCGGCCTGACCAGAGAAGGTCTGCTCGATGGACTCCATCGCGAAGTTCGTGTGGCGTCTGTAAGACACCTTCCAGAAGGTGATCTCAGGCGTTCCCGTGAGGAAAACGTCCTGAGCACCGTAAGCAACCAATTGCATGAGCGCGCCACCCATATTTTATATTATACTATTGCTAAAGAAAATAATTTCCAAGGTATACATATTTTTATATTAATACAAAATAATATAAAAACATCGCTGTTTATTTACAGCACCTTCAGCAGTTACTGTATCCAATAAATAAATTATCGTGTTAGCATAGTTTATGTAAAAAGAACATAAAGATATCTCTGCTAAATACAGAGAAACATGACCGACTACACAATACTACTAGAAAAATATGAGGAACTAAAAAGGGTATACGATGAGCTTATAATGGAACTAGAATCCACTAAAGAACACCTGAAGAGGTACACCGCACCCTCGCGCAAGAAAACGTACTATGAAAACCACAAAGAAGAATTGAAAGAAAAGTCACGGAATTTCGTGGTTTCTAAAGAAAAGAAAAAGGAATACAACCGCAGGTATGCGGAAAAGAAAGCCGCGCAAAAACAGCTAGATCTATAATATCTAAAGAACACGATTCGTCTACCTACGGCGTCGTACGGATTTTCTACGCTTACTACGTTTGCTCTTCTTGGTGCGTCTACGAGAACGACCACGACCTCCATAGGATGGTGTAAAATCTTTAATATTAATTTTACCGATATTATCGATTTCAAAGCTATCAATTGCTCCGCCATTCCAAAAAACTGTGAGAACTCCTATGTCATCTTTTTTGCTAGGAGAATCATACAAAATCCTAACTTTAAAGGCAATAGCATCTTCGTAACTATTGTTCATTAGATTATCATATCTACTCTGATTAGAGAATCTAGACTGTAGTGTGAGATTATATGGCACTTGTTTCAAGGTGCTCCCATTCGTTGGATTATCGTTGGCTATTGTATACTGTAGTACATGGCCTTCCGTAAACTTCTTTAATTGCTCTGGAAGGTCTACGCTTTTGTTCTGGGCTTTATTGTTTACCCACGGTATATTTGTTTGTTTGGTTTTAAAAGTATCCATAGTATACTATATCTCCCTGAATTATTTTATCTAAAAGTATTTCTGTAAACGCACCGCGACCCGTTTATCCGACGGCGACGCGTTTTTATCCAGACGATATTGCCCGCAGGGTCCACAGTGATCCTCGTTCGACCAATCTATTTTATGGTCTAATTTGGCGGTACATTCCTCGATCCTCCACCTACCCACAGGCATAGGCAATTCTTTGAAAAAACGTCGTTTAATGGCCGTTACAAAGCGGTTCATGTTATAGTAATATATACAGATCTTTATTTTGATCAACATAAACTAGCACCGCCATCTAGACCGTTTGACCTAAAACCATGTTGGATTCAATGAATGTGCGCAGATAGTCTTCCCGAAAAATTTCCCGTTTACCCTCGTGTTTTTTTGAAAACACGTATTTGTCGTCTTCCTTTTTAACGGACCATCCCTGATCGAGTGCGTTCATAATGAATGTCATCTTTTTGAAATGAACCCAACTCATTTTAATGGTAGAATCCGGATCCATCGTCAAATTACCTTCCGTCAATAAAATATGAGTTATTTAATTAATTCATATTTTCCGATAAATTATATAGAATTATCACCGACCTAATAAGATAAAACAAAAATCATAAAAATCTCCCCAAAATTCTGTATATTTGTTTCATATAGAAAGTAGGAGGTAGATAATGGAATCAACTGCGCTTAAAAACTTTATACGAAAACGTGATCCCACAACACACACTATCGATAAAAAACACTCACAAATGTTGGAACATTTCAACAAGATAGACACAGAAATTATTCCTCAATTACGCCAAGAAGTTGACGAAATCAAACATGCCATCGCGGATCTCACCCAAAAAATGGAATCGGACGCCGAAATTGACGGCAAGTTAGTGGACCAACGAATAGAACTTCAGGACAAAATGGACACGCTAAAAACGAGGATAAAATCCCTAAAGCGAGAAAAGAAGCAGTATTTTTTGGAGAATTCCACCTATATTTTCAACTATTTCGAGGAAAAGAAACAGATTTCGTCGGGGGAAAAACAAAACGTCAATGTGCTCAATTCTTTTTTCAAAGTCAAACCCAAAGAAAACGACACCAGTGAACTCGCCGCCGAAAATCAGACCAAAATAAAACAAAACGTCAATCAGTATTGGAAAAACGTCGACAACGAGATCACCAACATCCAGGATTTTGTGGTCCCCACCGATGTGTGTACATTTTGTCGTAAAGGCGAGTTTATTCCCCAAGACGAAGAGGGCATATTAATCTGTAACAACCCACAATGTGGTAAATTCATCAGCTACATTGTGGACAGCAACAAACCGTCGAACAAGGAACCGCCCAACGAAGTCTCTTACACTGCTTACATCCGTCTCAACCATTTCAAGGAGATTTTGTCGCAATTTCAGGCCAAAGAAACCACGCAAATTCCGGAGAGTGTTATCGAAGACATCAAGCGCCGCATCAAGAAGGAGCGCATCAAGGATTATGCGAAAGAACTCAACTACGACAAGATGCGCGAAATTTTGCGGAAATTGGGTTACAACAAGTATTTCGAGCACATTCAGTATATCAATTCGATTTTCGGGATACGCCCGCCCATCATGAGCGACGAACTTCATGAAACCCTGTGTGTGTTGTTCATCGAAATACAGAAACCGTGGGCGCTCCACTGCCCCCCCGACCGCACCAATTTTTTCAATTACACGTATACCCTCTATCAATTGTGTGTATTGTTGGACCAGACCCAGTATTTGCCGTATATTCCGTTGTTGCGCGATCTCATCAAACAGCGACAGATGGACCTGATTTGGAAGGAAGTGTGTGCGGAACTAGGCTGGCAGTATTTTCCCACGGTTTAGACCGCTAAAAATATACCTATACTACAATGAAACAGGTCGGTAATGTATTTTGGAAATACATATTGACAATTTCCAGTTTCGGGTTTTTAGTACCGATTTTATTTACCACGGATCCCTTTTTCATCGTATTATTTTTCACCGTTTCTTTTGCGTCGGCCATGTTTTGGATAGATAGTGTCGAAAATTCGGTATTCCATACGATAGACGCGGCCATGGCGAGAATCGGGATTCTATCCGTGCTGATATACAAATTATTTATCAATACAAATAATTTAATGCTATTTTCGGGAATGGCGCTCGTAACGTTTTGGTTTATTTACAAATCGAACGTGGCGTCGCGAAAAAAATGGGCCGGTAAATCTCACATATTGTTTCATCTGTATTCCCACTTGGCGCTGATTGTGTCGGGTATTGTGGCATTTTTACCTCCACTAGAGGTTTAGTATGGCCAAGTTTTTTGGGGGGGTTACCTGACGATTTCGTACCGGTCTTTATCCGGATAGTAATATATACGCGCGCGTTTGTTCGTATCATATTCTACTTCTGGTACGTCGTGATCCAGAGTATTCACGACGGTACCTACGTGTGCCGTATTGGTCACATCGTAGAACTGTATACGTTCTCCGTACTCGAGGTCAGGCACGAATTTCTTCTCTCCGGTGGGTAAAATCACATCCCTGCCCGTTTTTGGTTGTCCCGAACTACGCGATCTGGAATGCGACATTATGGAGGCGGATTTACGTTGGCTTGAGGGAACGCGTTTGGAAGTGCGCCTAGGTGAGCGATCCGGATGAGATTTCACAGATGGGATTGCGAGTTTTTTTGATGTGAGTGCGCGATTTTTAGATTTCAATTTTTTAACGTCTTTTTCT